TAGGGGGTGCTGAGCATCCCCTTTTATTTAACATGAATAGCCTTCGTAATATTATGGAGGTTGCAGGCATGGAAACTTTTGCAGATTTAAACCTACAAAAGGACTTAGCTAAAAGTATGGACTTTGCTTTGAGCTGCGCGTTTTATGGAATTTTAGAAGGCTACGAGGCCCAAGATAAAAAGACGCCCTACCCAACAGTTCAAAAATTAGGCGCGGCTATTAAAAAGTTCCAAGATATTAGCCCAGCGTTGGAAGGTTTCACGGCTGCAATTACGGAATTTTTTGCACCTGCTGAAGAGTCAGCGGGGGAGTAACTGCCAAGGGCGACAGCGCCCCGCTAACTTGGCGCAAGATTGAGCGCATAGCTTACGGCGAGATGATGCTAAGCGAAAGGGAGTTTTTGCTTTCGACGCCTCGCTATTGGAGGCTAAGATTGGAAGGGATGCGAGAGGCTCAGCAGCAACAGTATAGGAACCAATGGGAAGTAACCCGCTGGGCGGTTGCTACTGGCATGGCCCCACACTTAAAGAAACCCATAGAACCCAAAAGGCTGTTAACATTTCCTTGGGAGGTGTCCGATTACCTATCAATACATGAAGCTTTAAAAGTATATTCGCATGTCTTTGATAAGTTAACCCCAGACGCCAAAGCATGAGCGCAAATAAAATAGTTTACAATATCCTAAGTAACAACTCGGCGCTTACTGCGCTAATATCTACGCGTTTAAATCCTGTTCGAATACCACAGGAGAGCGCTTTCCCTGCGGTGAGTTACCAGTTAATTAGCGAAATACCTAACCCGACAAAGTCAGGACATAGCCGCACAGAGTTTGCAAGGGTGCAAGTTAATGCTTATGGGATTACTTTAGCTAGTGCCGAGTCGGTATCTTCTGCTATTCGCACGGCGTTTGAGGCGGTGACTTTGCCGAATACTTTTAACGGGATTAAATGCCAAACGATAGAGTTTGATAACGAAATACAAACCGCCGACGATACGGCAGGTTTTGCGGGATTATACCAAATTTCTCAGGACTATATAATTAATTTCACCCGTGGCTAAAAGTTTAAATATTGTAATTGGGGCAGACATTGAAAAACTGCGCGAAGGCTTTAATAAGGCTATTCAAGTAGTTCAATCTGGCAGCAATAAAATGGCCGCAGAGGTTGCGAAGTCCGCTAAAGGGATGGAGGAACGGCTTGCAGCAATTGCCACGCGTAACCCTACAATGGGAAGCGTAAGGCAGTTAACCCAATTAGCAATGGAAGCGCGGGCTTTAGGGCCAGAGTTTGCCAGCGTTGCAAATGAAATAATTAAACAGGCGGGCCGCATGAAAGATGCGATAGCCGACACGCGCGGAGAGGTTGCTTATTTTGCGAGCGATACGCGCAGGCTTGACGCGGTGCTAGGTGGTATACAGGGAGTTGCTGGAGCGTTTGGAGTAGCGCAAGGAGCGGCTGCTTTATTTGGTGCGGAAAATAAAGACCTCCAAGCCACTATGGTAAAACTCCAAGGCGTTATGGCTTTGGTAACTGGATTGCAGGCGGTGCAAAATACCTTGCAGGCAGAGAGTGCTTTTATGGTTGGATTGAATACAGCAGCCGTTAAAGTTCAGACCTTTGTAATGGGACAGGCTACAATTGCTGCCCGAGTTTATGCTGCCGCGTTAGTTGCTACTGGAGCGGGCTTAGTATTGGCTGCTATCGTTGCAATAGGTAGCGCAATGAATGAGAACGCCGACGCTGCGAAGGCCGCCGAGGATGCGCAAAAGAAGTATAACGACAGATTGGACGAAAGCAATAACAGGGCTATTAAGTTTGTAGAGCGCCAGTTAAAGTTTCGTGAAGAGGCCGCTATTAAAGAGGCGCAGCTTGCGGGTAAAACTCAGGCAGAAATTGAAAAAATAGAGGCGGGATTTTTGGAGAAAAGGCTTAAGGCTTACAAGTCAATGCAAAAAGATATTAGCATTGATTCAGAGCTATACCTAGACCTTACGCAAAAAATACAAGAGACAGAAAACTCTATAACATTAAAAGGGTTAGACATAAAAATTACGGCTTCTAAAGCTGCCAACGCCCAACGCAAAAAAGATAGGGCAGAGGACTTAGCAGAAGAGGCCAAAGCGCTAGAGGAAACCAAAAAGCTATATGCAGCACAGCAAGAGTTTATAGCAGGCTTTAAACCAATGGAGCAGTTTGCAGCTCCAAAGGCTCCAACGGTTACAAAGTTTCAGGGAGCGTACGCTTCCGACGACATGACTAAGGAGCTTAAAAAGAATACCGACGACCAAGTAAAAGTAATGTCGGATTACGAGCGCAAAATGGAGAACGCTACCAATGCGGTTAATAGCTCTTTTGCTTCTTTGCAAACTGACGCGGCCAACTCCTTTGCTCAGTTCGTTGCAGATACTGCTGCGGGCGATGCAAACGCAGGTAAAAACTTTGGTAAAAGTATGATGGGCGCAATCGCTAACTTTATGCAATCAGTTGGAGCGGCCTTAATAACTACGGCCATAGCGTCTAAGGCGTTTAAGGAATTGATATTACAGAACCCAGTAGCAGCGGCTGCGGCGGGTGTGGCCTTGGTGGCGGGTGCTGCTATACTTAGAGCACAGTTAAGCGAGGGCCCAAATATTACGGCATTTGCAGAGGGTGGAATTGTAAGCGGTCCAACGCTCGGACTTATGGGGGAATATCCAAACGCTCGGAATAACCCAGAAGTTATAGCGCCGTTGGATAAATTAAAAGGGATGTTAAAAAGTGGAGATAGTAGCAGCGGCTTTGTAGCTTCTACTTCTATACAGGGCAGAGATTTGGCAATAGTTTTGGAGCGTTACAATAAAGATAGCAAGCGCGGATAATGGCACGAATTTACTACGGCTCATTTAAGAGCATACAAAATATAACTTACAGAGTCGAGTTGTGGGACGGCCCAAGCGGAACGACGCCCGAATTAATTGCTACCTCTTATGCAACTAGAGTAACTGCTGCGGGTGGATATCAAGAGGCTGTAAGTTGTTTAAGCACAAAACTAGAAGAGTTAAGCTCAGCCGTTGAATTAATTTTATCTGGCAATGGTTTTGAAATTGACAGGCAAGGAGAGGGCTCTACCTATTACGAAAATTTTACTCGCCCTTCTAGAATTTCGACGACTTGGGAAATACCTAATAACACGGTAAAAAACGCCTTTATTGAAATAGGAAATAACCAAGAGAATAAATACGCTATTGCTGTCTATCGTGGCTCAGATTTATTTTATGTGGGCCGAGTTATTGCAGACCAAGCTAACTACCTACGCGAGTCAGTCGACGGCGCTATGATTTTTGATTTAGTGGCGGTGGATGCTTTAAACTTAATCGACGGGTTTAATATTTCGCCCTCTTGGTTTACGGATGGCTTAGCCACGGCTTTAGATATTATACGCAAGTGTTTGGAATATGCAGGACTTGACGATTACTGGACAAACTTTGGAGCCTCTATTTACCTAAAAGACGGGGTAACAATGTACGACACCGCGCAAGCCAGTAACAAAGGATTAGCAAATACCAAATTAAATATACTTTCTTTTTACAATAACTTTGATGCTTTTGGCGATATTACTTTTATCGACACCGACGGCACAGGCTACGCGTCTACGACTAATATAGATTTAGCAAATTGTAAAGAAGCTATTGAGCAGATACTTGAAATATACGGCTCACGGATGCACCTAGAAAGCGGGGCCTATTGGATAGTTTCAGATGACAACTATAACGCAGCTTCTATTAGCACGCGTAATTATAACACTTCAGGAACTTACCAAAGCACTACCACGCTAACCCATGCCGTACTACTTGGAGGCACAGCAACGCGCCCCAAATGGGAAGCCAAGCCCACGCTAACCTATCAGCCACCTGTTAGGTCCGTGGATGTAATTGAAGAGCGCGATAATGCTATACTGGTAGTTAGAACAGAGCCAGATTATAACAGCATTGATTTGTCAATAGATGACGAATTAATAGACGCGGCTAAAGCTATACGCTGCCGAATGCTTATTAAGTGGATGGATAATTCTTATGTAGCAATTACTAGCGGCTCGGTTAAAAGATACCAGCGTTATGCTTTCGAGTATAAAATTTATTTTAAAAATTCAGCAGGGGCGATTAAGCAATATTTTCCTAATATAAATAACTATGTTACGCCAAGCGGGCCTGCAACTTATGTAAATGAATATATGACTATTGGAACCGCGCGTAACTCTTGGAATACTTATATATTCGATAACCAAATGCCCCCACCTCCTGCGGGTTATAATCGT